AAATATTAAGCTTTTGTTTTACCGCCATGATGACATCTTCTTTTCCTGCGTTACCTTTGCCAGTGATGTGTTTCTTAATAGTACCTACTGGGATACCTCTGTATTCAATAGCGTTTTGCAAACACCATGTTTGAAGAGTGGCAACGAAGCCACCATAGATATGTGCTGCATCCGTGCCTATGTGTTTTCTCACTTCTTCATATACGCAACTTGTAAAAGCGAACTCTTTGTGCAAAGCTTCGATATGCAGTAAGAAGCTGAGATACCGTTGCCCATGAGACTGATACCTCGATGGCTGAAAACTTTTCGCTCCACTTTTGATATGCTTCTTTGTGTGTGGTTCAACAGCAGAGTATTCTCCGATAGCCCAGCCTGTGGTGGTGCCTAAATCTAAAGCTAATATTTTCATAATTTCTATTTAAAAACGTCCTCCTCTTCTATGTCGCCTGCTAATGCGATGTAATTCGCACCATCAACGAAATTATCAAGGTTGTTTTTGTCCCCACCCTTGAAGCGGGCCGCCTTAAGCATAGACATCATAAACCCTACATCCTTAGCAGAAATTCCCGCCCCGGTATATGCAGACCACAGGCTTGCAATCATTTCAAAATTAGCTTTGGCAGCACCGTGCATCTGCGAACGACCTTCGCGGATTTTAAAAATCTCGCTATATACTTTACTATTCATAGAATCAATATTAATTACACAAACAAAATTCCGGGAAGTCAGAAAATATTTCTTTCATCTGCTCCGATGAATACGAGATACACACTTGGGTGTTAAACCATACATTATAAAAAGCAACTCCTTCTGAAGTTAGCTGTAATTCTACTTTCGTAGCTTCGTTAATTGATATCATATATTTAAAAATTAATTATTTTTTATACCTTTTTCCTTTCCAACCTTCAGCCTTAATAGGAAAATCCGAAGCCCATGCAGGCAGTCCACACATAAGTTCTTCGTATTTTTCTACTGAGCCAAAGGTTTCCGGTGTCTCGCATATAACCTCATCGTGAGAGTGCATGATAACTTTGTACCCCGCAGCTTCCAAATTCAATAGATTATAAGCAATCAAATCTCTACAAATAGCTTGGACTATGTTCTCCACGATTAACCCACCATACAGGTTAATCTTTCCCCATATTTTTAATCCATCTGCCATTCTTTCACCCATATAACTGAGCTTGTCTTTTTCCCTTCCTTTAAAAATTTCCGTCTCAAGAATCGGTTTATAATATGCTAAGCACCTACCGCTGGGGAGTTTGCAGTATAAGAATTGTTTGTTGACAAACCAAGTAACTTTACCTTCGGTAATTGGTCTCCCTGTTCTAACTGCCAATGCTGCTGCACGTTCTTGAGCATACCATTGCTTAACTATCATATTATTTTTAGCTCGGTATGAAGCAACAGCCTTCTCACAAAACTCTTCGGATATGATAATATTATTTGCTTCGCAACGGATACGGAACCTATTTGGTCCCATACCGTAACCACAAGCAAGTATAAGTTCTTTACCTACCATTCTTTCTTGACTATCTTTTTTAATACCACTTACTGGCACGCCATAAGTCGCGGCAGCTTGTTTCTCGTACACCTTTTCATTGTTTCTAAAGTCATTAAGCAAATCTTCTTGGTGCGAAATCCATGCAACGCCTCGTGCTTCTATCGCTGCATAATCGGCAACATAGAAAGTCTTGCCTTCAGGTGCTGCAATCATACCTCGTAAAGCCGACGATAGGAAATCCATCGTACTAACTCCGTAGCATGCTTCGATAAAATCAGATGACTTGAGTTTTAGAATCTCAATCGCAGTGTCCATGTCTTTAATCTTTCCCCTTGGAAGGTTCTGAAACTGCACATTCTTTCCCACCCATCTTCCAGTGGAAGCACCATGGTACATATAATTATCTCTGATTCGGTTATCTTCGTCAATACAGTCAAGCATTTTTTTATACTTAGCTGTACTTGTTTTAGCGTTAGCTTGCCGTACATGTATTAGTTGCTTAACTTTCTCCGGCAGAGTATCGTCTTTAATTCTCTCTGAAAGATAATGTTTGTTGAATCTTTCCATCTCACAACCTTGTGCTTCCGCCCAACGGCGGCAAGCTTCTACTTGCTTAAAGCTGGTAACTTCTCCCTCAGTAAGGTCTCGTATTTTATCAAGGGCTTTTGCAGTGTAATCTAATCCCATTTGCCGAGCTATCTCAACAGCTTCTTTATCAATCGGGATACCTCTTTCATTTATTGTTTGGTCCAAGAACCATACTCGTTGTTCAAAATCAGAAAGTTGTCTGAGCTTTTTTGATATCTCCCGTTCAGCCTCAACATCTCGCATACAATAATCGTAGAGGTCTTGAAATTCTTCAGGGTATTTCTCCGGTAGGTATCTCGTATCGGAATTATTTTTTGTTGCGCGCTTAGGCTTACACAGCTTTAGCATTATATTTTTTCCTTCTAAATCTTTTTGGTGTTTGCACTCAAGATATTTTGCAGCGTCTTCCAATGACCGAGGAAGAGCAAGAGTGGAAACAAGGGCGGCTGAACATCGCCACTGGTGCTGTTGGATTTGTGGGAAACCATAGCGTTTCGTAGCGATATTCTGCCATATACATCTTTCAAAGAAAGCGTTGTGTGCTTCAACTATTCCTCCCGCTTTTATGCAGTCGAACAGCCTGACAAGATTAGAATAAATACCATTTTCCTGATTGTCAAGTGGTGTCCATAGTTGAATCGGTTCGTCATCAATGGCAAAAGCCATGCATAAAATTTCCGTCGTTGGGTGCTTACTATATATGTAAGCCCCATGCGACCGGATTTCACATTCGGAATAAGTCTCAAAGTCTATATAAATCATACCCACAATAGATTAATTATTCTTATTCAAAATGCTCTGAGTTCTGATTGTCGTATTCATCATCAGCTAACGATTCAAACGCATCAAACGCTCTCACGTTTTTAGAGAATGGTTCTGATGTTCTCTCAACAAGCATTACACCTTGCAAACTCGCTGCTATACCACGGTTACCGTTGTAATCATAAGCATAAAACTGAATGCAAATATGCCCGAAGTCCCCCCCAACCAATTCATTTTCTGATTCCAGTTGCTTACGGTTTCTATCGTAGACTTCTACATCACCGCGGGAAGCGTCATTGCGGCAAGTAATGTAATACTTACCAGCGTATGTAGGGTCCTCCCGCAAATCTCCATCCTTGATAGGCGACTTAAGATTCTTTGGATATTTAGTTTTATCAAGACCAAACTTCTTTTGCGTAGCAGCGTCGATAGCTTCTTGCACTTTTTTAAGGTCAGTGGTTTTGTCAAAGAGAATATCAACAGAATAATATTTTTTCCCGTCTTTGCTAAGATTGTTCGCCCTTGGGTTAAAAAGGCAAGGATAAGAAAATTGTCCTTTTGGCGTTACCACCTGTGCAGATGAAGTCGTCATACAGATTAAGATTAATTAATAACTTGGTTAAACATTTCGCTCACACTAACGCCTGCGGCGGAGGGTCTATCATCCTCTTCGGTAACAAGAGAAACCCCTGTTATCGGATTGAATGTTAGTTCCTTTAGTCTCTTCTTATCTATGCCTTTCAGCTTCTCTAATTGAGACGGCGACTTGAGTTTCTTAGGTTTAACCTCGTAGAGGTCTTCCCCAAAATTCTCAAATTCTTTTTTAACTCGTTCTTCGTCGGCCCATTTACGGTTGCCAGTTTTCTGAACGAGCTTGTATCCCGGTACACTCTCGCCTCTTTGTACTGCATTGAATACAAAAGAGTAACAAGAAGATAACCACGATTCAACTAAATCTTTGTTCTTAATAATGTCAACTAAAACTTCCATCGAAAGAAGCTCTGGCTGCGGTAACTTCCCTTGTAAGTTTTGAGTCTGTTCTATCTTAGCTACTTCATTGAAGAATTTATCTTTCATGGCTGAACATTGGGCAACCGCAGGACACCATTTACATTGAGCCTCCCCCGGCACCAATGGGGCGTTGCCCTCTTCGGTTGCCACAGCGGCAGCTACGAGGTCATCAATCCATGCGTGAATCTCACTAGCCTTCTTTGTCTGCTCTTTTATTTTAGCACCAAATACTCTTGGTTGTATGATGACCATCTTAACATCCACATCCGGTCCGACATTGAAATGGTTGACTGCACCCACTGCATAATAGTGCAACTGTTTGTTG